CCCACTCCCAGTTAGTCATTAAATGCCACCCTGCACCCTTTGCAGTGCAGGCCGCTTTGGCATTGTCAAAATTGATATTTACTGTTGGGTCAACATGAGGTATCGAACAGGCGCGCCCATCATATATTTTCGCCTGGAAGGCGCCAATCAATATCTCCGATTTTTCTATGCCGCCAACGATAAAGGCGGGATGCACGCCCGAGCCATAAATTGGATCAATATCCTGCAGATTAAATTTCGGTATTCTCACCATATAAGATGGAAATCCTTTGTCATCATACAGAATAGTCATTTGTCCCCCTGTTGCGGCCTCGACTGATGCTCTTAATGTGTCCTTAGTAAATATTACTGGCATTCTACGCTACCTCCTCTTCCTCTTTTTGATATTGCCACAAAACTAATTCCACCGATTCGAGATCAAGTGGAATTTTGTTCATGCTGTATATTGGGTTGCCCTCATCATCAAGCTCGTCGGTTTCTACAAGTTCATATTTTGCAGGTGGAATTATTATTGAAGCAACATATGCATCGCCTAACCCAATAATCAGCTCCCCATTTTTCCTGCAAATATCTATAATTGTCTGGCTGTCTTTCTGCTCCTCCTCCAGGTCAATTTCTATATTTTCTACTGTTAATTTTGTCCCCTCTAAAGCTACTTCCGCATAAGGTCCAGGTTGGATTTTGGTAATTATCATCACATCACCCCCTATAAGCTGAACTTCTTCGCTGTCCAGCGCACCTTGACGTTATCGGCAGTGCCATTCAGGCAAATCTTAAAGCCATTTGATTGCCTTTCATCCGCATAAACATATCCAAGCTGAAACCCACCGCCTGTAAAATCATATACGTCAAGGTCGATGGCATAATTAGTATCAAGCATATTAAAAGGCAATGACACATATACGAATGGCGCACTTGTAAAAGACGTTAGAGCATTCGGTTCAAGTCTTCTTACATCAGTTAGTGTAACGTTGCTAATATATGGATCATTGGCTTCGGTATTGCCAGCAGGGACAGTTACACGATACAGCGGAATCCCGTTGGCTGGGACAGATTCATCCAACCCTGTGCAGAAAGCTTCCCATTTTGTAGCACCCATAGCAAGATATATGTAGCAATATTTTGCCATGCCAGATGAGTTACTTGGTATCGCAGCGCCATTTGTTTCTGCCTCGATTGGGATGATCATCCCACCTGCAAAGGCCTGCCCGCTCGCCAGATTGATATTTCTAGTTGCCGTGGCCGATTTTGTTATCGTACAACCCGAAATGATCCCCTTGTTTTTGATTATCACTGTGCCCGTTTGAAATCTCTTGGTTAAAGTCTTGACGATTTCTCTGTTCGCTAAACTCCCAAGATCCATTGCCTCCAATAGGGTACCCAAGATTGCATTTTGCATGTCAGGGCTAACGCCTTCTACCTGCTCCTGCAAATATGCAAGCATGTCTGCCAAAGTCGGTTTGTCACCTTTGGCATCATCAATTTCCGTTTCGCATCCAACCATGCGAGTGTCGAGATTCGAAAAATTGGCATCTATCTTATCGTATTTCTCGTTCCATGCACTCGGCACGGCCGGGAATGAATCCGGATGTCTGCCTATTGTGCTGTACGGTAATGCCATACATATTCACCTCCATTAAAATCTGATTTTAATTTCCACTTCATAGGTCTCGTCCGTATCTTTAATCTTTGGAGAAAAACACCTATAGCCTATTAAATACCCGCTTTCGTCTAATAATCCCACCTCCGAAATCCTTGCACCAACAAGCTCATCTTTTTCGAGCCTCCCAGTTCCTGTAACGCTCATTGGATCTTCTTGCGTAACATTACTCAGCACTTTTCTAAGTCGTTCATGATACAAAGTTGTACGTGCTGGATCCATAGCTTTTGGCGTAAGATCTGTATTATGCCCGCCATCACCAAAAGCCATATATTTAACTTTCGGCAGTGCCGATCCGTCATACATGTGCTTTGCAAGCCTTTGACGAAATTGATTTATTATCACTGCTTCAGCCATATTTCCCCACCTCCTTTCTATAAATACGTTATCTTTGCTGAAGCCCTTGGGCCAGAATCACCGACATTCCAAGAGCCATCAACAAAAATATTTTCATCATACCCAACCATAACGCCCCCTACCGGTGCCTGCGCATAGGTTGCGTAATTTACGAATCCAAATGCCTTTATTGGATCTAGGCTTACATCCCAAGTCCCATCAATCAAGAGTCCTAATGGATGGCCTCCAATGACCCAAGAACCATCTACAAGTTGTCCATCTATTTTCGGTTCTACTACATCATTTGGTTTTTTGGCATACATCCATTCCCAAGAAGTTTTATGGGCCTCTTCCCATGACGGCATAATCGTTTCTGTGATGATTTTTTTGGTGATGTGTTTTTGAGCTACAGCATTGACGATATTCGCATATCCGATCTGCCATGAGCCGTCAGCCCTCAAGGGGATACGATCATCTTCATATAGATCCCAAGGATGACCCATTGAAGTGATGTGAGGAATAATCGTCAAGAACCCTTCGGCCATACACGGATAAACGGTTTCTACCGGTTCAAAAAATACAAGTTCTCCTACTTCCCACGAGCCGTCTGCGATGAGTTGCCCAGTAGTATCAATCGTGTATGGTTTAGGGTCTGGCCCAACAATCCATGAACCATCAACCATGAGCCTGCACCATGGATAGTATTTTTGAGCTTGCATGAGCATGTAAAACCTTGGCATTGTGCATTTTACTAATATAGCCATATCCAAGTTTAGCTTCATGATATAAAACCAAATCGGCCATGCCCGTGCAGGCTTCATTTCTTCGATTGCCCATTTTATTTCGTTTAGCCACTCTGTTCTTGCCGCTTCGACCAGGTCCAGCTTAACAGCGAATTGTGCCCAATGTGGTATGTCAGGCCATCCGGATATGTCATATGATCTTTGTATTATTTTTGGAGAATTATTAGTAACTGCCCAAGTGCCATCAACAAAGAGTATCCCGGCATCAAGATATGCTTGCCTTGCTTCGTTATATTCTATAATTTCAACATTGCTGTAGCCCAAAACATTGAGCAATCCCAATATTCCTGCTTTAGTGCCTTTTATTTGATGCCACGCTACAAATTCTTTAATTAGCCCGCGTTTAATTTCTTCAGCCCATTTGGGATCGTATAAGTCTACGTGAAACTGCCATGCCAGTAGATCTAAAACCCGATGTGGAAGTTCGTCAATTCTTGGGATTATCAATGTGTATTTTATGTCACCAGATACTTCTTGCAACCCAATATCTATTGCCTTGGCAGCATTGGCGGCTAATTCATCTGTCTTTATGTTTTCAGGCAATATATCGAGCAAGCTCAGCTCTTCAAGATTAATCATCTTCCAGTCCACCATAAATTATATTGGTGGCCGTGTCCTTCGCCACCTGGTATTGTTCAAGTTTCACGAATACAGGTTGTGTTATTTGCACTCGCTTGGCCCCTGCATTTATGATTCTCCTCGTCAGTTCAGACGGATTTATATCTCTGCCGAGCTTTTCTTTCTGCCATGCCTTGAACTGAGCGGTTGCGTCTTCTATGGCTGATTGGATGCTACTTGCCAAGGAGGCATCGTCTTTTCTTATGTAATAAGTAAAGTTAATCGAATAATTTACTACCGTCGGGGCATGAACGTAAACATAATCTGTCAGTGGCCTTTTATTATCAGCGGAACAAATGGCTTCCACGGCATCTAATATTTCTTGGCTTGGCAACTGCCCACCCTTCAGCAAGGGGCAAATATTGACTTGGCCCGGTGTCGGTGAATATACAGCCACATCAGCAATATCTTGGTGTGCTGTTAATGCCCAATATTCATATGCTCGATAAGGCCCAGCCGTAGAAAATGATTCTGGCACAAGTCTAATGCGCTCTCTAAAAGATTCATCGCCTTCAATATCAATCCCGCCTGATGTTTCCGTAATATTTCCGGCACTTGCTATGTATGGAATGGGATCAATAAGCCTTTTTATCTGCCCAGGCAAGTAGCCATTCCCCACCTCTCCAACTGTCATACATTCAGCTGGTACATCCACGCTCAATTGTCCTGCGGGTATTTCAGCATATGTCGTTGTAGCAAAAATAATTTCACTTGATTCTGCCCTGACCCTGGTCCCCTTGGGTATAGCTATAACATCCTGTCTGGCTTCAGATAAAGCGAACCTGATAGTTGTGGTGGCAGGCTTCGCAGATAGACGCTTTACGCCAAGTAATGCACCAATATGATCAAGGTAATCTCCTATCGAATAGGCAAGTAGGTTCTGTTTCGCTGAGAAATCAATCAAAGCCCTTTGCTGGATAATGATCGAGGCAATTGATAGCAAAAACAGCCTGACGGGGTCACCAGGAGCAAGCGTTCGACCAGCAAGGCTTTCATAAACATTTATAATTTCGCTTTCTATAAGCTTTGCGTCTTTTTCAGCAAATGTTATGTCTGGCAAATTATCAAGCATTTATCTCAACCCTCACTTTCGGCCTCAATATGCCGTCCATGCCGTCTCCTTCGTATCTAACTTCTACCACTCGGGCACGAGGCTCCCATCTGCGTATTGCTGTAATAATTTCGGCTGTGAGTTTGGCTTTGGCAATCGGCATGGGATCATCCAGCATCGTGGCGGACAGCCCGAATTCACGGTCAAGAGGCACAGAATACTTCATGGTTGTGAGTATTGTTTTCACATTCTGTAAAACTTCTTCTTCTAATGAGCCGGGGGCAAAATTTATCTGATTTATACTTTCTGCAGTTATTTCATGCATCATACATACTCCTCCAGCTCGATATTTAATTCGGCTATGAGCAAATTGCCACGATTATCAACCTGTTTGTA